ATATTAGTAGGAGTTATGGTTCCTGTACTGTAGTCTACTTCTTGTAGGAAAGATGCGTTACTTATTTTAGTAGCGTTATTTAAAGTAGCATTATATGGATGGTAGTCAATATTATCTACATTAATAAATGGATTGAATAACGTATTACTTTCAGCACTGATATCAGGCCCTAGCAAAGTTGAAGGTGGATTGACACCGGTAAGGATAGCTTCTCGACTTTTTAATACGATACGCCATACTCCAGCGGAGACTGGGGCGATGCTATCGATTTCTGCTGTGAATGTTTGAACTGCCATTACGGTATTACACTTTGATATTCAACTGTGAATGTTATTTTATCTCCAGGTTTTAGATTACCTAGCGCATTTTCAATATTTATTCCGTTAGCATCTATTTCATTTATATTTAGATACTGAACTTCGTATTTCTCAACTGATAGATTAGGGACGAATCCAGCTTTCCAGTTAAAGGTACCCGGTATAGGTGTTGTACTCTCTGAAGAGCCTGATGCTATGTACCGTGGGAGAATTGTAGAAGGTTTCTTTAGTTCGTTAGCTTCATTTAAACTTCCGCTATACATGTCTAAAATCGTACCGCCTAACTCTCCATTTATCTGTGCTGCTTCATCATCATATATCTTATTAATAGATCCTGATGGTGTTGTTACGCTTGCAGTATACGCAGTGGAATATTGATCTACTATTCCTGCTGCTGATCCTGTGATAAAAGCAGTGTCTATTGAAGCTGTATATTCGTGTTGACTTAATATGAGATTTGGTGACTGTACTTTACTCCTATTAAGTATATTTGGCTTAATAATTATACCGGCAGAAACTGTATCTCTAGCAGGTACAAAGTCTTTGATCATCTTGAATAATTGATTATCAAAAAACTTAGCTAATCTTATGAAATCATTTACATCATAAGATCCAGAGTCAGATAATACGTCTCTTGCTTTTTGTCTTAAGCTATAACCGTTTGGTGGGTTGTAGTTGCTTGATGCCGCGTACTTAGGGTCCCCTATATAGTTGTCGATATTAAAGCTGCTATCATCTACGTAAGCTTCTTCTGCGAGAAAGGGGTTGGCGTAGTCTAAAGGAGACATGTAAGAGCCTGGTAGTAGATTTCTTATATACTTATCCATCCAAGTGGTAGGAGAAAGTCCTACCTCAACTACATGTATATCGTAGTTATATATGTCTGCAGGATTGATTATCGATGTGTACTGTGATAAGGTGTTTCCGTTTAGAATAGACCCTGTGTTGTCTAATCTTATTTTAGTCCCGCCATCATACTCGTAACCGAAATACGTATCTTCTTCGCGTAATATTCCGCCGAATGTCTCAATAGATAAAGAGCTTGAAGGTATACCGAAACAATTAATAAGAGCTCTAAGACCTCTCTCAGTACCTTTAGTTTTAATTAAGTACGGTAAGTTGTGGTAGAGTCTTTTATACGTTTCTGCTAAAATATCTTTATCTGGTGTAGGGTCGTTGGATGCTGTTACAAAGCTATTAATCTCTTCAGATCCAGTATCAAACCATTCTCCTAAAAATAAACTTGTTAAATTATTTGTTGAGAAGTTAGACGAGTATAACTTAACTCCTAATCCTTGAAGAGCTTTCTCTATAAGGTCTCGTGATATACCTACATCTAATCTATTGTCAGCATTATAGCGATCTGTTACTCCTTTTGCATATAACCATAATTCGTCAAAGTGTTGACCGATCATGTTTAAGAATAATGTGTAAGGAGCATTACTGCTATCTTGACGTATAAATTCTGGGGTGGTATATTCTAAGTTACTCTCGTTTGATTCATCATATAATGAAGCAGTAGCGTATTGAGAGGTATACCAGTTTTGTGCTTCAATTAAGTTGCTTGAGACATTAGTGTACGGTTTTTCGTTACCCGTCTTTGGCCATGCTTTGCTAGAGCTTTCGTAAAATAGGAATCTTTCATAGCCATCAAACTTAGTTAGGATCCCTTTTATTAAATTATCATAGTATAAATTACTAGATGTTATAGCGCTATTTGCATTTGATATTGCTGCTGCTTCTGCTTTTTCTGTAAGGTACGTATCGTATAGATCTAACTTATACTTAAAGTTCGCTAATCTCTCTTTTGCGGAAGAGAAATGAATAAAATTAGTATAATCTGTGTAGTCTACGCTTAAACCTACTCCGAGTCCTTCTAACTCTGAAAATACCCTGTTATATGAATTCGTTACTGGTAGATTGTATAATGTATTGTAATCGAGATACTCAGTAGTCACTGCAGCTCTATCGTCGATATCTACACTAAAGTTAGCACTCCTTAGAGATGGAATAGGTTCTACTTCTACTGCATCAGGTTCATAGAAGAAATTAACAGTAACTGGATCTGCTACCTCCTGATTAATGTTAATAGGGTCTCCTAAATTTACTGAGTCAGGTAAAGGTCTATATAATTTAAGATAGATAAACTCACTATCATTCGCTACATTAATAATAGGAGTATACTCACCTTGAGCGTGATCAATTCCTACCTTTCCGTAGTAAGTAGAGTCTGTAACTAAGCTTGTTAATTCGTTGATTAGGTTTTGAGGTAGATTATCCTGAAGAGTACGTACTTTTATCTCAGTTCTATCATAGGATATCTCTTCTGGTTCTAGATTCGAGATTATAGGCTTAAAAAAGCTGTATACTGCTATGGAACCTTCTTTTAAGAAATCAGGTATCGGAGTAAGGAGGTTTACTGGGTCTATGTAGACTGTACTGGAGACTATGTCCCTGTCTTCGTTAGTTTGATCTGGGTCTATCGGAGGTGTTGGAGGATTTATACCTATATTCACGATAGTTGTAGATACAAACTCTCCGCGACTGTTATATACGGATGCTTCAGCAAAGTCTGTAGCAGGGTTGAACTGTGCAGAAAGTTCTACTGCACTAGTTTTCTCTTGATCTCTTCGAGATAAACTCCCTTGACTAATAGCGTCTGATATTGAGAATGTAGTATTAGCCATTAGTTGTTATACTTTCGAGATTAGTATTAATATTGGATAAGTCTACAATAGATTCATTTGCTTCTAGTAACTGTCTCCTAAGATCTGTAATTTCATTACGAAGTAACTGTATGGTAGGATCTTCATCTGTAATGTATATCTCTGAACTTCTCTCTACGAGAGTCTGGTGAGAGTTGTCTCCTGTTGCAGGTATTTCTAAATACAGCTTATCGTATAGCCTGAATAGCTCTGTGACGGTGTCCGTATCTACGGGAGTTTCTTGCTCTGCAAAGTATTTAAATGAGTTATCGATTCTTCGATTAAATTCATCTAAACGTACTGTACTGTTTTTTAAATCAACCTTACTACCCATTTCTTACTACTTTAAAAACTAAGTTCTCATCTAAAATAGTTGTTGAACCGTCGATTGAAGTTTTGATTAAAGCTCTATAGTACCTCTCGGGCTGTAAGCCTCCCATATGTACTGTAAAGTAGTTTCCGTTAGCGTCTCTACTAATCTTTGTAAACTTAGTATCAAAATCTATTACCATTTCTTCGGTGTTCTCGTCTCGGATACCCCAGTAGGAAGCTGTAGGAAGATAATGGTTTGTTAATAATGCTGAGGAGGTGGCAAACGTTCTAGTAGGGTATTTAGGCCTAACGTGAAGTTGGAACTTCTGAAATCCTTCGTCTGTGAATCTTGCTCTATTATTCTTTATTTTTATGACAGGATTAGTTTCTGAGATTTCAGATAATACGCTACTGTTCTCGAAGTCATCCCATTTAATTTCTAGACAAGGTGGGTATATTGTATGAGTATCTGTAGAAAAGTAACGTAGGAATACTTGAGTATTTTCTCTAAATTCCAGACTACCGGTTAATTTCAGTAAAAATCCTGCATTAGGTATAGTACCATCGTAGTGAGCTTTTACTCCATCGCTAACGTTTAAGTTAAGGTCATGTGTAGAAGCTACTGTGTGACGTTGATCAAATTCAAAAGCGTAACCTACTGATCCAGTATACCAGGATCCGCCGGCTGCAGTACTGCCGGAGTAGGATTGAGTTACATACGTACTAATTCCCCATGCTCCGGATCCAGAAGATTGAGTATGAGTCCATGCAACTCCGTCAGTTGTTGTGGGGGAGTCGTGGTACTGACCGGTTCCTTGTTGCCAGCTGTTACCACTTCCAATAAATACAGGGTACCCCTCTACTGTATATTCTGTTGGCAATTCATCGGCAGTGGCTAAGTAGAGTCTTATAGATGCGCTCATGTCTGTAGCAGCTCTAGTAGAGGAGGATACGTAGCTATTAAGCACGTTATTTACTTCCGTACTGTCGAATTGAATAAGAGAACGAGCAACGTATTCGTTAGTACCTTTATAGTAGGTTGCTACTTCTAGGATTTCATCTAATCCTGTATTAGTGGTTACTAATTCAGAGTATATTGTTGCATCTTTTTCTGCAAAGACTTTAAATACAGCCATTATTCCTGTCTATTATAAAGTTACTATTCTACCTTCAATATCTGTATTAGGATACTTTAATTCGAAAATACAAGGATCGTAAGAAGGGTAGACTATATTATTTTTAGTTGCTCCAGTTATATCGTAACCGTACTGTGAGTACTCACCACCTGCTTTATTAGTTAACTCGATATGTTGTACGGTTTGCACACCTTTTACTCTATCTAATAGAGTATAGAGTTTAGATAAATTTACAGGCTGGTTAATACTCCATTTTTCAATTTTAAAGTAATCTTGAAGTGCTTCAGTACATTTTGTTAATACGTCTTTAGCTGTAGCAGAAGGTCTTAATACGATTTCGTATCTTACCCCGATATTAACTACAAACGCATCTTTAATATTGATTGCATCAGTTACTAACTTATATTGAGATAAGTAATTCTTTAAGTTGGTCTTGAGAGTATTAGTTGCTGTAGTCAATTGTTTATCTTGATTATACGCTAAAATATACATCGAAAGAGCGAGTGGATTGCTGTCGATAATACTATCGGTTGTACTGTTTGTACTAGTTAGTTGATCCTGTGTGATAAATACTTTACTCACGGTTCCGAATCTAGGCGGGAGGGCTAATGCGCGTATAGTTAAATCTTGAGCAGTAACTGCTCTTAATTGCTCGTTATAAGACTTTAAAGAGTTCTGTCTTAATTCATCGATAGTGTCTCCGTCTTTTCCTCCTGTTGCAGGCTCGGGGTTGTTTACGGTAAACGTATTTTCGTATCCGGTCTGTATTGCAGTTTTTGTGGCAGATATTACGGTTGTTAATGTGTCTACAGGTGTGTTTGCTCCTACTCCTCCACCTGTAATATATCTAATAGTTAGATCTGTAGATGGTGCAAGTCCATAGGTTTCTGTAAACATGAAGTTAGAAGGATCGTAAGCAACGTCTATTTTACTAACTCCTAATGTTTGAGAAGGCAGTCCTACATTGGTGGGGTCTGGAGTTATAATAGAGTCGTCACCTCCAGTTTGACCGGCACCGAATTGAAGTTGTATTGCTCCTGTTGATGTAAATCTAGTTACAAATCTACGAGGTACTTTCTGTAGCTGTAAAGAGTACGGTGCTAAGTTGCTATCAGAATCTGTATTAGTGGATTCTTCGAAGATAGTGTCTTGAGCTAAGTAAGGTACTTCTGTCCAAGTATTACCGTCTCCATCAGTAACATCTAATATACCAACGATATTAGCATCACTAATTGTGAGGGTTTTAAATCTCTCTACAGTGTTTATGGCTTGCGTAGTTGTTTTTATTTCCCCGGATAAAGCTTTTACTTGTTTCTTTAATAAGAACTTAGTGATATTACCGGCAGTTGTTTCGTAAATACTGACTGTTGTTGGATCGTACGAAGATGAGAAACCGAAATTAACTTTATCTTGAATTAGAAATTGAATCGGTGGATTAGTTGTACTTTGGACTACTGCGTTGTTGTCTAAAGTGATAGCGTAATCGTAATCAGGTACGGTTTGACCGCTTACAGTTTTAGCAGGTACTTGCTGGTATACGTCTAGTAAAGTAGTGGCAGCTGAAGTTACTTTAGGACGGTACCCCATCATGTAAGCTAAGCTATATAGATTACCAGGTTCTTGAGCGTACTGTAAGAAAGTCTCTTGCAGTTGAATATCTTGATAAAAAGACAGTACATCTCCTACATAAGAAGCCATCTCTACAAACATCATTCCTGGTGATGTAGCAGAGAAGTCGTTATAGGTGTCGGGAAAATAGTTTTTAGCGTAATCAACTAACTGTTGACGAAAGTCGCTAAAGGTTTTATTTGAATACTGTATCTCTCTTTGCTGTGCCATTATTGTTCAAAGTTAATTGATATCTCGTCCTCTATATTAGTCTGTGATACTGAATATTTTAATTCAAAGTTAATTAAATTCTCATCGGGAAATGCTCTTAAGCTTAGATTTGAAACTACTACTCGAGGAAAATACAGTTCTAGTGATTTAGTTATATTGAGTTTAATCTCTTCAATCTTATCTTCAGTTATATTTTCGAATAACATATTACGTAGTCCTGCTCCGAATCGTAAATTAAACACTCTTTCATTATTCCCGGTTAAGAAGAAGTTGATTAAATTTGAACGAATAGCATCTTTTGAGGTATATGTAGAATTAAAAACAGCTCTACCTGAGAACGGTAAAGCTACTCCTACAGCTTTTCGTGGCTGTAAATCTAATGGATTAATTCTCTCTACTTTGTACGCCATTATACGTTAAACTTTTCCTTTTGCTTTTTATCAGCTGTGTTTACAATTGCTGCTGCTTTATTTACAAATCCTAGTTGAGATAAATCTAAGCCTACTTTCGGTGCTGCTGCTACAGCTGCTGCTACAGCTTCTGGAGCGTCAGAGACTGGTTTCACAGATCTACCTTGTGGGGTAAACATACCTCTATTGAAGTTCTGTGCTAAGTCAGCTCTCATACTACCTCCTCCTAAGTTTGCGTAGTCTTCAGAAGTCATTGAGGTTCTGGTCTCGTTCAGAGCGTCTAACATAGCATTACCTGTAGATTTGTATACAGGTGCTTTTATCTGCTCTTGCACAGGTGCTACTGGGGCAGTTACGAGTTCTTTAAGTTCTTCTTTCAGGACTTCTCTTACTGCTTCTTTAATTAATGCTTTAAATTGAGATGCTTTCATAATTATAAATAGTTTTAACCTAAATATGTGTCGATTCTATGTTTAAGTTCTTCGATAAGTATTTCTGTATCCGCGCTATAGGATAATGGACCTTGAATTGCAACGACTTCGTTAAGGTCTATCCCGACGGCAAATCGTTGTTTTAAAGTATTAGAACTTTCTTTAACTCTTACTTCGATTCTGTAACCTCTATACCTAATTTCGCCGGTAGAAGAGGGCTGGTTGCTTATAGGAGTAAGTGCAGATGCTATGCTTTGTGAGAAAGGGTTATCGGAGTCTGCAAGTTCTTGAATACACTTACGAAGTAATTCATCTATTACCCTAATAAAAGCGTCTACTGTGGTAACGTTCGCTACTACAAAGGTGATTGATTTACTAGCAGCACAGGTTGATTTATCTAAAGCCTCTATACGGGGTTCGTATCTGGTGATGAGCCTGTCGGCAGTACTCACGATTTTATTAAGTAGGGCGGCAATACCGGCAGTGAAGGGAGTCAATGCTGCTGCTGCTATTGCAGGGTTTGCTGCTGCGATTACTCTTTTGAGTATATCTACGATTCTGCTTATTGCGTTGAAGATTGCGCTTGTTACGTTTACGATTGTCTGGAAGGTTGTAAGTCTGTTTTTTAACTCAGTTACTATTCTTGCTAGGTTCTGTACTCGTGTGATTAATTTTTGAGACACCTCAGGACTAGGGCACTTTATTAGATTAGTTACCTGAGTGCGTAGTATACCTAATAGAGGTTCAGTGATACTAGCAATACCTTGTTCAAGATAGTAATTATTTACTTCTGTGGTCTCCTGTGGGG